GTGTTCAGTCTGCAACAGCTACCTACTCAACAACAATGACTTGCCCCGGAAGGATTTCTATTGCGTCCGGCTTTGATAACGCCGCCCCATTAAATGGCTACATCGACGACCTCCGCATCACTAGAGGCATAGCCCGATACACCGGCAACTTTACTCCACCAACAGCAGCATTCCCGCTAAAGTAAGGACTAATAATGCTTTACTCTAAGAAAGGATCAATTCCAAAACCGCAAACAGATGGTACTGATGGGTGGGTCGAAGTCGCTGATCCTCCTGTAGCCCCTGAAGGCATGGAAACAGTTTGGTGGCATCATCCTGGTTGGGTTGTTCGTCCTATTAAACCAGATGCCGAAGAAGGTTTTGTTTGGAAATGGAGTCAGTCTGAAGAACAATGGAATAAGTATCCTGTTTCTGTTAATACTGAAGCAGTTATTGAGTTATCTGGTTTTTCTGGTATGACAGTTAGTAGTTTTACCGCTAATACTTCAATGTTATTTGGTGACTAACAATGGCTATGCACCTAGACGAACAAGCTAAGCAGCTAGGAGACGCTCTCTCAATCATTACGGTTGTAGGTACATTGGCTAATTTATTACCAGCTATTGCTGCAATCCTCACTATTGTGTGGACAGCTATTCGTATCTGGGAAACTGATACCATTCAGTCTATATTTCGTAGGAACAAGGAGAAAACAAATGCCGATGGTAGGTGATAAGAAGTTTCCTTATACAGCTAAGGGTAAAAAACAGGCTGAAGAGTACGCATCGAAGAAAGCTAAGAAGATGCACGAGAAGAAAGAATCTAAGTCTATGAAGGCTAAAGAACGTAAGATGGGTTATCCTTCATGAAACAGAAACCTGCTAAAGTAAAGAAAGTTATGCGTGAATACAAAGAAGGAACACTACATAGTGGTAAAGGTGGTCCTGTTGTAAAGTCACGTAAGCAAGCAGTGGCTATTGCTCTTTCAGAGGCTGGTATGACTAAGTCTAAGAAAAAGAAATGAAAGATCCTAGATTAGAAAGGGCAGGAGTGTCTGGATATAATCGTCCTAAAAAAACACCAGACCATCCTACTAAAAGTCACGTTGTTGTTGCGAAAGAAGGTGATCAAGTTAAGTTGATTCGTTTCGGTCAACAAGGAGTACAAGGCTCTCCTAAGAAAGAAGGAGAGTCTTCTTCATATCGTAAACGTAGAGAATCTTTTAAGGCTCGTCATGCTGACAACATCAGTAAAGGTAAGATGTCTGCTGCATATTGGGCTGATAAGGTCAAATGGTGATCTAAATGGCTACATTCTTAGATTGTGTTAATGGTGTTCTACGTAGACTTCGTCAAACAGAAGCTGCTTCAGTAACTGACACTGACTATGTTAAGTTAGTTAGTGACTTTGTTAACGAAGCTAAACGTGAAGTAGAGGATGCTTGGAACTGGTCTGTACTACGCACCACAAAGACAATCTCTACTGCTAACGGTACACAAAACTATGAGATTCCTGGTACAAATCCTAGATCTCGTCTTCTAAGTATTTATATTCCTTCTCTCAAAAGAGACTTAGTTCAGGCTACACAGTATCAGATGCACGAATGGACTAATCTTCAGGGAACAACTACTGGAGATCCACAATACTTCTCTGTTGGTAACAGTACAGCAGCTACAGGTGTATTAACAATTGATCTATGGCCTGTACCAACATCAGTACTGACTGTTAAAGTAGACTGTGTTGTTCCTCAAGCAGATTTGTCAGCAAGCACTGATGTTGTCTATGTACCGTCAGAGTTAGTTATTCAAGGTGCTTATCTACGTGCTATCAATGAACGTGGTGAGGATGGTGGTCGCTTAAGTGATCAACAAGCTGATCTTTATCGTAAAGCAGTAGCATCGTATATATCTATTGAAGCAGAAAGATACGGTGATGAAACTACTTGGGAGTGGACATAATGGCTGCACAGTTGCTGTCTACAAGTATTGTAGCTCCTGGTTTTGCAGGGCTTAATACTCAGGATGCTTCTGTAGCTCTTCCAAAAGAGTTTGCATTAACAGCAGAGAATGCTGTTATTGATCAGTATGGTCGTATTGCTGCTAGAGCTGGTTGGGATAACGTCAATACTTCTGCTGGATACAACAACACAGAGCCAACACTATTACATGAAGTAGTTAAGAAAGCAGGTACAACAGAGATCATCAGTATTGGTAACAACCGTATCTATAGTGGTACAACAACCTTAACTGAGAAATATGATGGATCCGCTACTTGGACTGCACAAAACTGGAAAGCTGTTAGCTTCAATGATCACACCTATTTCTTTCAACGAGCACATAATCCGCTCATATATGATCATGCCGCTAATACTTGGGGACTTGTTTCGGCGCATGGTGGCTATTCAGGAACAGTACGGCTCGGTAATGAAGTCTTAGCTGCTTATGGTCGTTTATGGGTAGCTGACACAACTACAGACAAAACAACTGTATGGTGGTCAGATACTTTATCAGGTATGAAATGGTCTGGTGGTGCTAGTGGCTCTGTAAGCATTGAAACTGTACTTACTAACGGTACTGACAGCATTGTAGCCTTAGCAGGCTTTAACGGCTACTTAGTTATCTTTTGTAAGAAAACAATCATCATCTATTCTGGTGCTGATGTAGATCCTGCTAATGATCTAAAGTTAGTTGAAGTCATTGATGGTGTTGGTTGCATCGCTAGAGACTCAGTACAGGATGTTGGAGCAGATCTGTTCTTCTTATCTGACACTGGTGTTCGTAGCCTTGGACGTATCATCCAAGAGAAGTCACCACCCTTGTTCGATGTATCAAAGAATGTCAGAAACCTTCTTATCAACGATGTTCAGATTAACAATGATAATGAAGCAATCAAATCAGTATACGATGAAAAGAATGCTTTTTATCTTCTGAGTTTAACTTCTCGTGGTATTACTTATTGCTTTGATTTAAAGACTAAGTTACAAGATGGTTCGTGTAAAACAACTACATGGACTTTATACCCTAAAGCCTTTGTATCCACTAAGGATAGAAAGTTATACATAAGCAGAACAGGTTACATTGGTGAATACGGAGCAGCTTATTCGGATAATGGTAGTACTATACGGTTTGTGTACTATACTTCTTATATTGACGTTGGTAATGCTTCTGTACTAAAGATATTAAAGAAGTTAAGTATGTTAGTTGTTGGTGGTTTAAGCACTACAGTTTTTCTTAAATGGGGTACTGACTATACCACAAATTATCAAATAACTGAACTAAGTGCTATTCCAAGTACAAGTCAATCTGAATACAACATAGCTCAATACAATATTAATGAATACTTTAGTACAAACACAGCAATCAATAGACTTACAGCACAGCTTAGTAATACAGGTCAGGTGTTTCAAGTAGGTATTGAAGCTAACATTGTATCAGACCCGTTATCGATTCAACAAATCGACATATTCTTCAAGACAGGACGAACTGTTTAAGTAAGGTTAACTATGGCAACCACTTTTAATCTGTCACCTCAAGATAAGCAAGGCGTTATTGACTTTATTGTCGCTAACATCAATGACCCAGAAACAATAAGGAAAGCTGCTGCTGCTTATGGAGCTACAGCACAAGACTTAGCTACTGTTACTGGATTACCTGTAGAGCAAGTACGGCAATACTTCTTGAATGCTGGTGTACCGATGGGTACATTGCTTACTGGTGATGTACAACGTACCATTGGGACTGAAGGTAATATCCGTCAGTTAGATAAAGGTGAAGATATCACCGTTGAGAAAGCTATCGGACGACAGGGGAATAAGATCGTTGTACAGCGTTACGATGCTTATGGTACACCTACAACAACAAGGCTTGCTGATCCTAATACTTCTGAAGGTAAAGGATGGCTACAAGCATTAGGAATTGTTGGTGGTGCTATTGGACTAAGTAGTCTTCCTGAAATTAGTTCTTTGTTTGGTGGTGCTGAAGCTGCTGGAACATTAGCAAGCACTGCTGCACCTGCGTCACTTGCTGCAACTGCTTCAGGATTACCAGCATCTTCACTAGCAGCTTTAGAGGCTATAGGTACAACAGCTTT